CTTGTCGGCCACTTTGATCATCTGTTCACGTCGAACATCGAAGATCTGGCGGCCATGGTAGAACCACTCCCTCATAGCACCGTCAATGTTCATAGCACTGACGGAGATGGGAGATACCACCTTGGAAGCCATAATGGCATGTAGTGATTTGAAGATGCTGCTCTCATCGAGGGCACCTACATAGACTCCGAGGTCCGGGTTGAATAAGTCCTTGCGTTTTAGGAAGTCAGCTCGAAAGCGTGACATGAACTTCTCGGGAGTTGAGGTTTTGTCGGGCATAGTAAAGACAATATCGTTGTCTGCTAGGTAATTAGCCATTGAAATGTGGTTGAAGTCATCGTAATCTGGATGAACTGAACCTTTGGCATCGTCACCATAAGTGGAGATGGCACAGACGTCTCTGAATCGTGCGGGACGGCCTAGACCTAACTCATGGCCCATTTTGGTGCGGGCTTGAGAGTCGTAAGCATGTTGGAAGGCCAGACGGTGTAGCAAAGAATTTACGATGCTATTAAGATATACCGTCATGTTTTGACCGGAAGGATTGGTACCCATAAAGCGAATGAGGGTACCGTTGAAGGCGACGAGGGGTGAGCACACGTCGTGGGCTAGGACTTGCATGACTTTGATGTCGTCAGGCGAGTAATTGTTGCTCCATTGAGCAATTTCGATCATGACTGCAAAGGCTGTCAAAGTAAGTTGCTCGGGCATACGCAGATCGTATTTTGCGTAATCCCCAGCGATGATCCGGTCGTCGCCGAATTTGGCCATGTGTTCTGAGAGCTCGTGCCACTCAGGGCCTTGGCTGTTGATGCCAACTGCGCACTCTGCAATCAGTGGGTTGACTGAAAGAAAGCGAGCTACGGGTAAGAAATATTTCCGTATGAGGATCTGGAGACCAACGGGTGCGGCTTGGAACACGCGCACCTTATCTTTGGAGAGTTTGGTTACTTCATCCTTAAGACTGGCCCCAAATATTTGATTGAGGAATTCTCCCTTTTTGGCTTTGGCATACAGTGTGTCAACTTCTGCCCAAACTTCTGGGGTGAATGTACGAGGACTGGAGTTTTCCTCAGTGGGTGGTAGGTCTACTAGGTGAGCGCTTTTAGGGCCCCCCATACCGTAGCCCATAGATGCACTGGAGTTCATGGCGTTAATAAATTGTAGGCCATCTGTTCCAGATACGATTTGGACGTTGGTGAGGGGACGCAGGTCGCGAGACCATAGTTCCTTTTGCTCTTCATGGACAGTTTTGAGTTCAAACATATAGTCCTCCATGGCAACCTCAACTAGGGCTGGATCAAAGCCAATAGAGGGTTGCGAGCAAGTTGCGAGAGAAGCGTACCACGGCTTCCAAGCTTGGTTATCGGTGTGTCCATCTTCGCGGGTGATGGGTTGGAAGAACTTTGGTCCTCCCCAAATGCTGGGTTCACCACACACCTCCTCCACAATAGGAGAGATAGGTGTGGGGATAACGGCAGTCACAAAATCGTGACTCCGCTCTACCGAGCCGTAGACTTCGACAGCCGCGTCTGATTCCAAATAATTGGCTGGACTCTTTTTGTTAATTAGGTCCGATTTTACGAAGGGTTTGCCCATGATAGTCTCAGGAATTTCCGAAGCCTGAGGTCCTGGGACGAATGTTTTACTCTTATTATCGAGTGCTGCCATGGCGTGGGATAAATCCGACACAAGGATAGCTTGGCCGACGCCCTCTGGAGAATTGTTTACTCCTCCGATATGCACTCCCAAGATAGATTTGCGGGAGGTTTCGGCGTAGATGAGGGACATACATTGGCCAGGGAAAGAGTTCATTCCCTTAAGAGTGTAGTGTGATCCATTGAAGACATGAGCGCCATTAGTAATGCCTGACTCATATTGCCACCAGATGCGAGATCGGTAGAGTTTTCCTTTGAGGTCCAAACCTGTCACTGTCGCTTGTGTTGGTGTGCGAATGTGCCTGGTATTGAAAAATTTAAGGATGTCTTTACATGGACCGGTGTTGGGGACGTTAATCACAGCTAGATCGAGATTATCTACTCGAACTGCGTAATCAGGGTTCAAAATGAACTTAATGTGACGTCCACCAATGACTATTTTCGCCACTTGAGTTGAGGGCGGAAGAAAATGGTAGGGAATGGCTACCTTACCAGTGCGGAGAATGAGAGCTCCAGAGACTGTGTTTCCCATTGTGATTTGACCGAGGGACTTAAGGGCCCTGTTGTCGGCCATTTCTTGTGTGGCTAAGTAGGAAGTACTGGTAGATGGGATGTTCTCCTCCTTGGACCATGGACTGATAGTTTTGTCGCGTTCCAAAATTTCGGAGATGGAAGTCGGTCGAAGGGTACTCTGGATGTTAACAGAGGTTCGGAGTGCCTTAATTACTTTGGCAACTCCATAGAGTAGGGCAAAGGAAGCAAAGGCTCCACAAGCGTATTGAACATGCTTGTCCCGTGCCGATTTGAATAGAAGAGGAAGTACCTCTCGGCGTTTGTGAATTTCTTGAATATAGGCATTTTTCTTCGCCTCAACAACTCCTGCAAAACAGACTACATAGTAGGCTGCGCAAGAGAGAAAGGTTAGGATGGCCAATTGGTTATTGACGGTACTCATGAGCATGGTTAAAAGAACGGTCATGCATATAAAGTTACGTGAGTATTGTTTGATGGATTTGCCGATCCAATCATTTCCAGCATAAAGAATGCCTGCACGGACCCATTCATCAGACATAAGGTCTTCAGGGATATAGGAGGTCCATTGGGTAAATGCAGACTGTGCTAGATAGTCGTAACCATCCAAGAGGGCTTGAACGGTAAAGTCTTCAACTTGTGTTTCAGCTTTCAACTTAAGTTTTCTCACCACAAGTGATGAGGCTGACGTTTTGGAACGAATGACGTCGGCTATGCGTCGACCGAATTGTGGTTCGATATTACATTTGCAACATGAGGTTAAGTTTTGGCACTCATGGCAGATATCCACTAAAGTGGAGGGATCTTTAAAGGACTCGATCATGTCAGTCTGATCTGTGTCGTGTGAAATAGCCTGTTTGATGACATAATTTAGATATTGGTTAATGTCAAGTTGGGAATGAATGGTCTCCCATGAACCGAAAGATTGCTTGTCAGGGCCATCTCCGATTGGTTTTTCGATGTCTACGAGCCAGATATCGTTAATAGCTCCAAGAGTTCCAAATTTTGCTTTGACTTTTTGGGCGTCAAGCATATTGTCGGTCAAGAACTCTGGGCGCACGTTTAGTGTTACGTGAACATGGGCACGTCTAAGAACAGACATGGGGTTGTTGGATGTCTTTCCGGCGTGTAAGCCTTTGACATTGGTGGTGATAGTCATACAACGAGGTTCAATGGTGATTTTACCTTTATTGGCTAGGTCAGCCATGATTGCTGCTTGTTTGATGTTGTTGCAGATGCGGATAATCCAATCTGAG